GCTTGTTGTTGAAATTCAGCTCCAGCTAATTGTGCTTGAAATTGTTGTTGCTTTGTTAATACTTCAGCTTGTTGCTGATTATTAAGAGTAGCCATAGCAGCTTGTTGTAATTGATTAGCATTAGCTTGTGCAATAGGAATAGCACTTTGAATAATAGAATTAACTAAAGCTTCTCTACCTATAGAAGAACGACTCATTCCTCTTGAAGCAAGGTTTGCATCCACTGCTTCAACAGCAGCTCTTGCCCATGTTGGAATAGTACCACTATCAATTCCACTTAATAAAGTTTCTAATTGTCCTGAAACAAGAGTATCTGCAGGTAATGAAGCAATTTGTGCAACAACACTTGTAGGTTGACTAACAACTGTAGCAGTAACAGCCGCAGGGTTTGTTCCTACTGCTGATTGAATATCACTTGGTAATGTAGATGTTTGCGCTTGAACAGTAGCACTTTGTCCTGTAACAGCACTAGCTAATGCTCCAGAACTTACTTGTCCTTGAGCAGCAGCAGTTATTACACCTTGAGCATTTCCAGCAGTTTGGTTTGCTCCAGACGCAGCACCAGTAACAGTACCTCTTGTTTGACCAGTAACTTGTTGAGTTAAACCACTTCCAGAAACACCTGCAACAGTTTGCGGAGTTCCAGCTGTTGCTGCAGTAACACTAGTAGGTTGTATAGTAGTAGGAGCTGCTATATTTGTACCTGTTCCAGTAGTTGCAGTTATATTACTAGGAGCTTGTACAGTTTGTTGACCAGCCGTTGTTGTACCTACAGTAGTAGGAGAACTCATAAGTTCATTACTCTGTACGGTTTGGTCAGTATATTGTTGTACAGCTGCAGAAGGTATTACAGGATTAGACGCTTGGTCATCAAGAATATCAGTAATAGGTCTATTACTTATTCTTCCTCTTGGTCGTGATTCTACTGGTATTTCATATGCCATAATATTTATCTTCTCTTTCCTTGGCCTTTATATTTTTTAAAACTTTTTCTCTTATGTTTATTCATAGAACTCATTTTTGGATTACGACCAATAGATGTTCCATGGTATATTGCTTCGTGTTCATTATAAGATTTCCATTTTTTAGCCATTATTACATTAAAGTTCTGACAATAAGATAACACATTTGAACAAAGACAGTTGAACCTATTATCCAAATAAACTTAGATAGTTTATCTATGTCTTGAGACATATGGTTAAGATGATTATCTTTAATCGTATCTATTTTTTGATTAAGTAATTTTAAATCACCTTCTATACGAATAATTGATTCTTTATTATCTTGTTCTATTGTCATCTATTTCTTTCCTTTTTTTTCTTTTTCTTCTTTTGGAAGCTCTTTTTTAAGAATATCTGAATAGTGAGAAATTAATATATCTAAATTATTTAAATCTGCAAGAATAGAGTTTTTCTTTGTTGCTAAAACTTGAAGCTGAGCATAGGCAAACTTACCTTCTTTATTTAATTTAGTCTCATCATACTCTTTATTATCTAGTGTAAACATTTATTTTTTTCCTTTTCTTCGCCCACATTAGTTTATATATTATATCATATTTTTTAAATATTGTCAATAACTATTATTCAAATCTTTCGTTAGTCATTCTTTTTGCTTTTTCTAGAAACTTTCTAATTAAATGTAGCTCTGCTTTTAATTCTCTATTTTCTTGTTTTAATCTGCACATCTCAACAACATATCCTTTGCCACCATAAATTTGTTCACAAGTTATTTTCCAAACATCTACTGAATCTTCAACTTGTCTTTCCAATTCTTCTATATATTTTTTATCAGTATCAACAATATTTACACTACCTATATACTTATATTTATGTCCAGTAAACTGTAGTGCCATTATTTCATTCTCCTAAAAATCTCACTCCACTTGTGTAACCAATCACGCCACATCTTCTTGTCGTTCTCTTTTGTTTTTTTCATATTTTTTGTAATGTCTTAAAGCTCTTGCCCATACAGGCTGAACTTCATCCCAATAAGTAGGTGATTTTTCTAATTTAAGTTTTTCTTTAACTTGTTTTAAATCCGTATCTAAATAACCATTCCAATCTACAGTTAAAAACCATTCAGATTGTTTTCCTCTTTTCCATGCTTCTCTTACAACTTTACAAAATACCATAAGAGGTGAATATTTTATTGCCTTATGCCATTGTGTATTGGCTGGATATTTAGATGGTAGAAAAGTATTTCTGATACTCATTAAGAATGAGGCATATAATATTGTTGCAAAAGAAGGTCTCCATTCTTGAGCTAAATTAAAAGTGATAACTCCAACCTCACCTAATGGCGTAACATCATATCCATTTAAGAAATGAATTAAATCGTGTTGTAAACAAGTATGTTTTAAAAACTTTTTAAATTTTGTCTTACCTTCAGTTCTTCCAAATACACCAAACTTAAATAAATCTACAGCTCCTTCTGATTGTTTTAACCAGGTTTGAAACTCAGCTCCTAATGTACGCTCTTTAAATTCATCTTCATTTAATCTGTCTAATGCTGCTTTTTCTTCATTAAATATTCTTTCACTAGACTTATCTTTAGAAAATTTATGAAAGATAGCTTTTGCCTCTTTCTTATCTAGTTCATTAATAAACTTATAAATTAATTCTAATGGAGGGCTATTATCTGTTTGTAAGTGTGTAGCATATTCATAAATAAACTTTATTCGTTTTAGTATGTCGTTCATTCATTATTTCCATACCATTATTATTTTTGTATTTGTTGCATTTACATTTTTAATATTAACAGTTTCATTAATTAATTTCTTAACATCCCCAGCATAAACATTTTTAGTTCCATTGAGTTCACACTCACCGTCAAACCATAAATAACAATGTTCACCACTTTTAGATGTATCTACTGTTGCTCCATCAGCTAAATCAATGGTCTTATGTTTCCATCCAAAATCTTCTGACAATGAGCAGAATAAAACTGTATCATCTTTTAATATTTCAATACCTGCCTCTGAAGATGCAAGTTCCCAACCAACAGATGTGTCTGACCAAGTTGTGTTGGTTTCTGGTTTTTCAATAGTAATATTTAGATAATCTTCTCCTTGCTCGTAAGCAGCATAACTATCTTCTGAGTTGTTTGCAGCGTAAATACTTTTAACAAAATTTATATCAGTTTGAGTAATATTATCTTCTGCAGTCCATTTCCAAAATAATTTAATCTTTCCTCTAACAAGTTCATTTCTATTTAATCTCTTAAATACTTTACTGTTATCAGGATGATATTCTATGTTATCAAAGTGAGGTTGCTCATTTAGCTGTTGCCTCGACATTTCCTGCCCTACTTTTGTATTAGTAGCTACACATATTTGTAAATTGTTACCAACATTTTTAACTGTACCAAAATTAATATTAAAGACACTCATATTTCCTCTACCTCTTCTTGCTTTACTTGCGACCTCTTGTAAGGATTTTGAGGGCTAAGTTGTTCATTGTCTTTATCAGGATGAGGCATAATCCAAATTCCATCCTCTCTTTTGTGTAATTTATTTTTATCTTCTGTCATATTTTAAACATTAATAGTTACTGTTGTAGTTCCTGAGGTGAGCATCGTCCAACTTGTAGTTACGTACCATTGTGTCAAGCTACCTATTTGTTGATAAGTCATAGCTGACCTATTAACTGTTTCATTTGATGAACTTGTAATTCCACCTGCACTAAAAGTTATAGAAGTCCAACCTGAATTTGCTACAGCAGAGCCAATAGTCATATCGAGTTGATTAGTCTTTAAAATTGAATGTCGTATTGCAGTCCATGTAGGATTAAAACCACTCGTCAAAGCTGTACTTTGAGGGTTATTACTTAAAGAGCCATGGGCAGTTCCACCACTTGCAGCTGAGTCAAAACCTGTATAAGTTGTACCTGATGTGTAAGTTCCATTTGTCATCGTGTAGCTATAACTTGAAAGACCAGCACTTGCTCCATACCACTCATTAAATGACATAGCTGCGCCAGAGCTTTTACTTATTAAATCTCTAATATCAGAGTCATTAATAGTACAGTTTGAGCCTGTACTGCCTCCTGCTTCAATATGCATCTCATTAAGAGAGATTGCGCCACTACTTTGCAGAGCCATTATTTAGCCTCCTTTAATTCTTTAACCTCAGCCTTTAATTCTTTAATTGCCTCAACTAAAAGTCCAATTGTATTTTCATAATTTACTGCTAGATAGCTTTCATTTTCATTATTAATATCTTTTGTTTCATAAACAACCTCTGGTAAAACTTTTTGTAAATCTTGAGCAATCAATCCTGTAGACCTCTTACCATCTTTTTTGTAATCAAAAGTAACACCTTTAAGCTGACAAACTTTATCAAGAGCATCTGGAATTATCTCAATATTTTCTTTTAGTTTTTCATCTGATAAACTTCCATAAGCGGTAATGTTACCGACACAAATAAAATCACCGTCAGATTCTATTCTAGCTTTATTTGTTGTTTCATAAGAAAAGTCAATATCAGCAGCAGTATTAATTTGAGTTGTTCCACCGTCACTAAACCAAAATCTTCCTTTTGCACTTGTACCATTGTCATTATACCAAGCTCCTACTTTTAAAGCAGCTCCTGTATCTAATAAACCGTCAAAAGTTGTTGCAGTTGCAGTTCCTGTTATGGTTACTCCACCACTTGCAGTTTCAAGTTTCTTAGTTCCGTTGTGATAAAGTTCTACTGCTGCAGCTTGAGTACCAATAACTTGATTTGCATTACCTGCAGCATTCATAACTTTAAATTCGTTAGAAAGTATTTGTAAACCACCTGTTCCTGTATCAGCAATTATGCTATTGGAACCATCATGGTAAATTTCTAAATCATTATCAGTAGTTCCAAATCTTGCTTTAACATTATCGTTGAAATCTACACCTGTTGCTCCACCGACTGAACTTGCATCTGCCCATGTTAGTCCACCAGTATTTCCTGATTGTTTTTGTAAATATTGTCCATTACTACCAGCATTACTGATTTGAAGTCTAGCTTCATCTACTGCCTCATCAGCAATTTTAGCTTGAGTTACAGCATCGTCAACCATAGACGCAGTAACTACTGCACTAGCTGCTAGTTGGTCAGCACCTACAGCATCATCTGCTATTTTTGCTTGAGTTACATTATCATCTCCAATATGAGCTGTATCAATACTACCATCAACATAGTGTTCACTATCAATAGCATCGTCAGCTATCTTTGCTCCAGTTATTGCATCGGCTGCAATCTTTGCTGTAGTTACATTTAAGTCAGCAATATGAGCTGTATCAATACTACCGTCTGTATAGTGTTCAGAATCAACCGCATCATCTGCAATCTTAGCTCCTGTAATAGCATCAGCTGCAATCATACCAGTTTCAACAGCTGTACTTGCTATTGTAACAGCTCCAGCATTAGAAATTGTAACATCACCCGATACTGCTACTGGATTAAAATTAGTACCATCTGCAACCATAATATGACCCGATGTATTTGTACCCATAGTAATGTCATCACCACTTATAGTCAAGTCTCCAGTAATTGTTACACTATCTGCAAAAGTTGCTCCACCTGCAGAAATATCTGCTAAATCATAACCAGTACCACCAGTATTTACGGTAGTTCCAGGGTCTGCTTCTAATGTATCAAAAAATGTAAAAGGTGTGCCTGTAGCACTTTGGTCTCTAAATATACCTGCATATTTAGCAGTACCACCAACTCCATACTTACCATAGAATCCAAAGTCTACTGCATCTGCACTTGTACCTTGGTCTTTAGCAAGTTTTAACATTGCATCTGCTACTTCAACAGTTGTAGAAGAAACAGTTGTTGTTGTTCCGCTTACGGTTAAGTTTCCAGTCACTGTTAAATTATCTGCAACAGTAACTTCTGAAGTAGCGTGTCCTATCGTTACTGCTATACCTGATGTTTCAGTAGCAAGTTTTAAAGCTCCATCTGAATTTGTAATATACCCGTTTGTACCATCATGATAAACTTCTAAATCATTACCAGTGCCATATCTTGTTTTAACACCATCGTTAAAATCTATTCCAGTACTTCCTCCAACACTTGACCCACTTACAACTAAATCAATAGTACCATCAGCATCTTGATATGTTGCAGTAATATCTGTTTCTGTATTACCATCAAACATAGCTCCAACTGTATCTTGAATAACTTCACTTAAATCAATATTACCTGAGCCATCAAAAGATACTCCATGTATTGTTCTAGCTGTAGCTAAAGCAGTAGCTGTAGAAGCATTACCTGTAAGTGCTCCTGCAAATCCTGTTGCCGTTACAGTTCCTGTACTCGGATTATAATAAAAATCTCCATCAGATTCTAATCCAACATTACCAGTTGCAGAAGCATCTTCAATAAATGTAATTAAATTATTTTCATTTGTGCTTTCATTATCAGCTACAGAAATATGATTTGCATTTGTAGCAGTTGTAGCATTAGTAACTGTAACTCCTGCTATATGAGTATCAAGAGCTGTTCCTGCAATAGTTATAGCATCTGCTTCTAATGTGCCATTAATATCAGCATCGCCTTCTATATCAAGAGATGCTCCATCTAATTCTCCAGTAACAGTTAAATTTCTAATACCCGTGTAATCTTTGTTAGCATCTAAAATAACTGCTTTAGACGCAACAGCTGTTCCTATAGCTGTGCTTCCTATATCTAATGCGTTAAGTTCGCCAACAACTGCTGTAATACCATCTAGTGCATTTAACTCAGCTGCTGTTGAAGTAACTCCATCTAATATGTTTAATTCCGATGTTGTCGAAGTTACACCGTCTAATATATTTAATTCAGTTGCGGTAGAAGTTACTCCATCTAATATGTTTAATTCTGATGCAGTAGAAGTTACTCCATCAAGAATATTAAGTTCTGATGCAGTAGAAGTTACTCCGTCTAATATATTTAATTCTGAAGTAGTAGCTGTTACACCGTCTAATAAATTTAATTCTGTTGCAGTAGAAGTTACTACTACATCTTCATTTATCTTAGGTGAAGTTAATGTTTTGTTTGTAAGTGTATCTGTTGTTGCTCTACCTACTAAAGTATCTGTTGCTGAAGAAGGTAAAGTTAAAGTAATATCACTACCAGGATTACCTGGTGCTAAAGTTGTTTCATGTGCATCAGCAGTAGAACCTTCAAATATTAAGTTAGTTGTGATAGTACCATTAAATGCAACATTATCTGTAGCTGCATCCCCTAGATTAATTGTACCACCATTAAATGTTGTTGTTCCAGTAACAGTTAAATTACCACCAACTGTTACATTACCTGTAGTAGTAATAGCATCAATATAACCATTTGCAAAATATTTTGTAGAGCTACCTAAATCAATATCACTATCAACATTAGGTAAAAGTTTACCATCTTCAAGATGCATTTGTTGAACTGCTGCTGAAGAAACATCTACATAAAATTCAATATGATTATTTGAAGAATCAATTAAAACTTTATTAAGAGGAGTCGCAACACCAGCATCACCAATAAGACCTATAACAGGACCTTCACCAGTTGTTCCGTCATGTTTATGTCCAGATGTATTAACAAATGTTGCTGCTATTGCATCATATTCATTATTAAATAATGATGCACTAATAGTATCTCCATCTGAAAATGTACTTTGTCTTGTGTATGCCGCCATGTTTAAATCCTTCCTCCTGGGATGTAGTCTACATAAAATCCTGAAACAGTATATGAAGAGCCTGTTCCAGTACTTGATATTCTAAAATTATTAGTAAACCCACTACCAGTTAAATTTACTTTTTGTTGTGGGTATAATGTTTGTCCAAATAAAGCTGTTCCAAAAACACCTGTGCCAAATAAAGATGGACTAGATAAAGTACCTATTGATAATTCTGATGGTTGTGGTACATTTGCATCATCGAAATCATAACGACAAAGCAATTTTAAATTATTATTGGCTCCTTCTGCACGAATACTTGTTTTACAATAATATAATGTTTTACGAACACCTGAATCTCCGTAATCTAAATCAGGTGTTTTATACTCAGCACTTATAGTACTACCATTAAAATTATTTCCAGAATCGTGATTGTATATATAACCGTCAATACTAGAATGATAATAAACTTCATCACCATTTTCATCAAACCCTGAGTGAGTCATCCGAGCTGGTATGCCTGTACATTCACTCCATTCGTATAAAGGAACACCTTCAGAAGATATTTTAAATGTTCCTAGTATTCCTTTTTGTTGTAAATCTGCTGTACCAGACTTATAATAAAATAATCTGTATTGATTTTTTTCTCTAATAACCATACTTGAAAACGTAATAGTTGTTAAACTTGGAAAAATATCATCTCTAAATATAGGAAGTATCTTTCTACTAATAGAACCTAATTCAATATCATCAATACGAGCTGTTCCTGCGATAGTTCTTAAACCATCTGGAGAAAGAAAAATTAAATCTCCACCAATCTCTTGAATAGTTTTACCACTTACACAACCAATATTTTTAGTTACGGATGATAAGACTGCAGTTGTATCTAGGCCAGATAATTGATATATACTATTTTTACAAAATATAATAAGTTTATTACGAAAAGATTTTATACCTACTATTTGGTCTCCAACATCTACTGTACCTGCAGAACTACCTGTAAAATTTTCTGGTGATAACCTAGTACTCCAGGAAACTACTTGTGGATTTTCAGAATGACCTGAAACTATTAATCTTTCTCCAAAAATAGTAACTACTTCTGGGTCTACTGGAGCTGACCTTTTTACTTCTTTAAATGAATAAGTATGTACTCCTGCATTTGTAATTTCTATAACTAATTCACCAATCTTATTAGTACCATCAGCTATATAAAGTTTACCATATTGTTTATTTCCTTCATAAAAAGCAAACTCACAAAGACTTTGAGAACCTCTTGATACTGCACTTCCACTAGATAATTGAGCGGCAGTAGCTCCATTCTTTTTTATAACTTGAGATGATGCACTTGAAGCAAAATTACCATCTGCTGTCATTGATGTATCACTAGCAATACTTAGAACAAGAAACTGTTCGTTATTAATTAATATATCGTCACCTACTGCAAACTCTGAAGAAAAAGAAGTACCACTTCCAGTTATTGTAGCACCTCCTGAACTTACTGATACAGTACCTGTTTTAGATTGATAAGTATCTTTATTAACTTGTGTCCAAGTAGTACCGTCTGCACTATAATAAATATTAGAACCTTGACAAGCTACAACACCTTTAGCATATCTATATATACCTTCAATATCATCTGCATTTCCAGCTGGTTGATTGTTTCCAAATTTACTATAACCATTAACTCTTCTGTATCCTCCGTGAATAGAAGACTCAAAATTATTAAGTCTTTGTGCTACTCCTGGAGTTCTAAAAAGTAATGAGGTACTAGAAACTAAGTCTAACCCACCTTCACAATTTATAGAGATACCTTGTTCAGCCATTTAACAATTCCATGCTCTTCTTGACCAGTAGTTAGCCGAAGTTTTATCTTTTGTTCCTTTTATACCACTAGACCTAGCACAATAAGATGCTTTCCGAGCTGGGTTATTTTTTTTAATTGACATATTAGGGTCCCCAAAATTTACTTTAATAACTTTACCCTTATCATTTTTAACATACACTTTAAATTTTTTAACATCACCTTTCATGGGTTTGTTTAATTTAACTTTTCTACCTTGATATTCAGCCATATTAAATTATAAATTTTTTATTACACATAAAAACTTCTTCTATCATCCATTATAACAGGGAAAGGTTCAAGTAGTTGTTCTCTCATTGTTCTTAAACCATTTTGAAATTCTACATCTGCTAACTGAGCTTGAGACATATTATCTTTAAATTGATGAATATAGTATCTTGCTTTTGCTAATAAAACAGAAGTATATTGTTTTGGAAATACTACAGTATCACCATGTGCTGATAATTCTGTAGGTTGTGTATAAGCATAAAAATAAATTCTATAAACTCCATCAGGTATAGGAGATAATCCAAGTTTATTATTTTCTGGTACTCTTATTACTCTTCTAGGAATACCGTAAGATTGTGTATCACTTTTATCTCTGGCTTCAGATATTCCGTGAGTTCTTTGCCAACTACTTAAAGATAGTGGAGATAATTTATGTATTTCATAAGGAGCAGATTTACCTGATACTCCTTCTTCAGTAACTACCATATTATCCCAATCAATAAAACTATATTCATTTAGTATTGTTTGGGCGCTTCTTAAATCATACCATCTTGTTCCTGATGATGTTTCAATATAAGTATTACCATAATAATTATTAGAAGGGTCTCCTGCAGATAAAAAACTCCATTTATCTTCAGCGTTGCATATATCAAAGT